TCAGCCCCTTGCTCTTGTCGAGGATCAACCCGACAGGCTGCTCAACCGCCGTGACAGGCGTGGTCCCTGCGCTGTCTTGGAACATCGTGCTGAAGTCAGACGGGTCGTACCACGCGCCCTGCTCGCCCGCCGCAAACAGCAAGGTTGGCGACCACGTAGACGCCTTTGTGCTGGCAAATGCCGCATAAGACATTGCCATCAGAAGGTTCATCTTGCGGCGGCGCAGTTCGGACGGCGTAAGGGCCATTAGTAGTATTCCTCCGTCGTGCCCATCTTGGTTTCCGCCATTGCGTCAGCACGTTCTGCGTCAGCTTGCGCTTTCTGCATTGCAATCTGGCCCTGAAGCATCGCCTTCATGCGCTCCAGTTCCATCTGATGCGCCATCTTGATCTTCTCGATCTCGAACTGCTGAACCGCCTTCTCACGCTCTAACTGCAACTGTGCCGCAGCCTTCTCGCGCTCTAGCTGGATTTGGCTGGCAACCTTCTGCTGTTCCATTTGCGCCGACATCTGCATGTCCTGCGCTTTGATTTGGCTATCGACCTGAGCCTTCTGCTGCTGGAACTGGAGTTCTTGGCTCTTCATCTGCTGGTCAGCCTGGAGCTTCTGCATTTCCGGATCAGGCGGCGGCGGCTGCTGCGCTTTCTTGTCCTGAAGCGCCTTGAACTGCTCCACGAAACTTTCGGGCAGCGGCGCATATTTGAGGATCAAGCCAAACTCTTCCGGGCCGATCCTGTCAGCAATAAGCGGCATCAACGGCTGCAATGCGCCCCATGTGGCTTCCTTGAGGTTCGGAGCCGATGAGGACTGATCCACAATCACATCGTATTCTGCCGTATCCTCGCTGAAGAACGTCAGATAGGGCTGCTGCTGAAGGCTTGCGTCATCCATTGAACTGCGCTCCCTCTGGAGGCATGGACGGCATCTGGACAGGTGCAGACTGTGCAGGCATGCCCATGCTCTGGTCACCCATCGAAGCTTGCGGCTGCTGTCCACCGCCAAATGACGGGTTCGGAACCTGACCCTTCTGGAACGGCACGTTCATCTGGCCGCCATCGTCCATCGTGATGCGAATGAGACGCCCATCGGTCAGGTAATGCTGCATGAAATAGAGCCAGCACCGCCCACTGATCTTGCGATAGCGCCGGAAACTGTCAAAGAGCGGGGCCAGCAACGTCACCGCAGACTGCTTGCGCTGGTATTCCAAAACGCCAGCCTGATCCCGGTCAGCCATGCCTAGCAACTCGGCATTGATGCCAGACACGTTCTGCATGCTTTCGTTTGCATACTGCATCAGGTTGGACAGGTCAGGCGGCAAGCCAACAGCCTCGCGGCGCTGAACCCTGCCCTGCTGCAATGCACCGTCGACGAAGACGTTGACAGCACCAGGACGCGCCGCCTTGGCCTCAAAACTAGCCTGATTGTCAATTGCGCCCTTCTCAATGTCATACCCCGGCTTGGCCGAGGTGTTGATGAGGTGCATAATCTGCGACAGCCACTTGTTGGCCCACATTTGCGGGTCACGAAGCGCACGAACCAAACCAAACCAATGGCCTGTATTGCGGTCACGCTTGCCAGTGACGCAGTGATACGTCGGACCCTTGGGATACGGGTGCTGCTTCTCGAACACCTCGCCGCCAATCATGAACGCCCGCTTCCACTCACGCTTGCGGCGCGTGACCTTGGAGGCTCCGAGCGTCTTGGCGTCTGTTTCCGGCAGGGCCAGCCAATCGTCATCCGACAACGTGGCAACTTCGCCCGTCATCGGGTTGGTGATGATGTGCTCGAACTTGTCCACGACGTACTGGTACTCAATCACCTTGAGCGAGCGCAGCGCAGCCTTGTCGAGGTCGTGGCCCTTGTAGCTGTCACGCGGGTTGCGTGTGCCTACGTTGTCCGGGTCATCGTCGTGCAGCCATTCAGCCGCAATGTATTCGCCATCCCACTCAGGAACGAGCGCCTTGGCCTCGCCCTTGGACATCGTGGTTTCGTAGATCAGCCAGCGCGCGTCTTCAAGGTTCGGCTTGCGAGACGAGGCGTCCCAGAGCATGCGAAGCGGGTCCACACGGTCGCGAACCAGATCATAGTCAGGATTGCGCTCGTCGGTGATCCGGTCATTGGTCCAGCCCATGCCGCAGATTGCCATGTCGCGGAAGGCATCGCTTTCCTCAAACTCGGCGTCACAGCTATCCCTGAAATAGGAAGCAGCCTCGGACAGCAGTTCGTTGACCTTGGCATCGCCGGGAGTGCGCGGAATGTAGCGCGTTTCCTGGCGGTTGTTCACCTCATAGCCAATCACCGCGTCAATGAGGATGGCCGTCCGGTTGAACGTCACCGGAACGCGCTGCTGCTCAGTCAGCTTTTGCGTATCCTGCTCAGACCATTGACGGCCAGCGTACATATCAAACGACTGACGCGCTTCGGTGCGCCATTCGCTGGCATGTGTACGGCCCGACTCATACCGATCCCGAATTTCGAGAAGCAGATCGGAGTCACCGTCCATGAGGTTCTTGTCATCGTTCATGCGGCCCAACCTGAACTATCATCCGAGGCTTCACCGCGCCTTCTGCGGCCCGTGTAACGGGGAATATCTACTGGAACCGCTGCTTCAGGCTCAAGGCCGCTGGCGAGGTATCTGAACGCATCGGCGTCATGACTGCACCAATTGTGCAGCGGCGTCGGCTTAAACATCCGCTTGTTTTCATCGTACTCACGGCGATATTGCCGCATGCTTTCTAATCCACTGGCGCAGTTGGTCGCATCGAAGCGGCACAGCGGAAGCAGCAGCCGAACAGCGTTGATGCCATCATCAACAGGCATGCGCGGGATTATTTTACAATCCTTAAGGCCGAGCGTCTTGAGCGTGTCGAGCCTTGATTTGCCGTTAGTCCACTCACGATTTGCGGCATCATGCGGCAGAAAGTGATTGGCATAGGTGTAGGGCTTGGCCCGAAGAATATCCACGTAATGGCTTGCGGGTTCGCCGTTGGTTGCATAGTGGTCGATGATGTGAAGCCAACCGCCAGACCGTTGTGCGAACCAAATGCTTGTATCGTCGCCTGTTCCCAAGTCCCATGCAGTAAAGACGGGCAGTGAAGGGTTGTGCGGCACCGCGGCAATTCTGCCCTCTTGTGCAGCCTTCTCAAGAAGAAGGCCGTAGTAAGCGCCTTCAATCGCTGCTTCAAAGCTGCACTCATATTCCTGGGCATACTGCGCTTCACTCATCAGCTTGGCAGCACTCGCCAGTTCTGCGGCGTCCACGATCTGCGTATCAGACGCCCTGAGCATCATGTGGAACCATTCGTCATCGGACTGAGCGCCAATCCAGCGGTCATAGAACTCGTTGTGGCCCTTGGGCGTTCCAATGAGCGTCAATCCACCTTTGCGGTCTGACAACGCGGGGCGGATGACTTCAGGCAAAAACCGAGGCCGCATATCTGCGAACTCATCAAGGACCACCGAGTCCAGATATAACCCGCGCAGAGCATCAGGATTATCAGCGCCGTAAAGCCTAATGCGGCCACCGTTTGGAAGATCAACGCGGAGTTCGCTTTCATTGACGCTTCTGCCTGGGATGTTGCGAGTGAACTCTTTGAGATAGGACCACGCAACGTCCTTGGCTTGTTTGAAAAGCGGCGCAACATAGGCAACACGCGGCTCAGGATGAGGGCAGATCAGCGCAGCGCGAATGAGTTCATTGACGCAGGCAACAGTTTTTCCTGCACGACGATGAGCAACGATGATGCGCCAACGCTTGTCTGAGCCATGATACGGAAGGAAATGCCGCCTGGGAGAATAAGGAATTACAATTTCGGTTCCGTATCGCCCATCCACCGGATCACTAACTCCTGTTTGCCGTTTGTTTCTTGAACAATCTTTTCAGTCCAACCAGCGCGCGCTTTCATCCAAAAAATAGCTGCTGATGTGTTCCCAGTCGTTGCTTGGCTGAACAGGCTACCAGCCACCTTTGCGTTGGCTTCGGCCATGCCTTTATCAAGTTCTTCCCGATAGTGCTTGTGAAGCGTTGGCTTTGAAACGCCAATCAGCGTGGCAATGTCATCTTGAGGGACACCAAGGCCAGACAACGTCTTAGCCATCTTGCGGGTTTCGTCAGTAGGCTCATGCGGCGCTTGCGACATTGCCAGCCTCCCGTGTCATCGACGCAGTGCAGTGTCCAATTAAATGGAAAACACAACCCGAACAGATGGAACTCATCGCATGAGAATTGCAATCTTCCTCGCCTATCTCGCAACCATCCCGTTGGCTAAC